CCATAGGTATCCTGACGGTCCTTGCGGCGGCGGCGCGCGACGAAGATGTCGCCCGATTCCAGGACGGCGCGGAACACCAGCTCCTGCAACTCATCGAAGTTGAGCCGGGACGTGAAGTCCGGACGCCGCGCCCAGATGGCGAACTCGCGCTCGGCCTGGCGCTGCCAGGATTCGGCCTGGTCGGGCGTCAGCCCAAGGGCCTCCTGATCGATCTGCGACTGCAGCACCAGGCCGTCACCGACGACGGAGGTCACCACCGTGTTGATGGCGCCCGTCGCAATCGGCACATTGCGCGCGAGGTCGCGGGACCGGGTACGGAGGTCCGGCAGATCGTAGGACAGTTCCTCGTTGACCGAGGTCTGCTTGGGCCGCCAGTTGCGGGTAGCACGCCGATCGCGCTTGCCGCCGGCATAGCCGCCGACCTCGGCCATCATGACGCGGCCCTTGAGCCGTCCCAGCCCGGCGGCCGGGTTCATCCACTCAACGAAGCGGTCGGTGAGGGTCCAGGGGACCGTCACGTCCTTCCGGCCGAATTTGACCGTCCTCATGCGTTGACCACATAGCGGGTGCGGCCACGCGAGCGCGGCGTCAGGCGCCGGACCCAGCCGTCCCAATAGTCGAGTTGCTGCCGGATCTCGGCGGCATCGACGCGGCTCAAGGACCGATCCTTGATGGAATAGCTCTGTCCCGACGCAACAGCCGTCGAAGCCGCCACCCAGAGGGCGAGCTGGGCTTCGGCCATTGCGAGCGTGATGCCTGCCATCAGAATACCCCTCGTGATCTCATGCGCCGCACGGGACGCTGTTTCATGGTCTGCACCACCACCGGAGGCGGGGTCTGCAGCGTGTCGTCGGGAGCGGCCGGAGCGGCATCATCCGCCGCAACGCGCTCCTGCTTGATTGTCGATGGCTTCGTTTTCGAGTTGTCGAGGCTCATCCGCGCCGCGAAGGCGTAGACGCGGCAGTCCAGAGCCTCATTGCGCTTTCCCTTTTCGAGCACCCACACGCGGAAGGGCCGGCCTTCCTTGTATCGGGTGACGACCTTTTCCGAGGTCGCTTGCTCAAACCATGCGTCGTCATAGTCGGCCGGCAGATGGCAGTAGCCGGGGACCGGCCCCCGATGATCCTGCGGCCACCTGATCTTGAAGCGGCCGTAGATCGCGTCCTTCGCGGTATCCACGCCGACGATCCAGATGTTCTCTTTCGTGTTGCCCGTCTTCGAGGCTCGCTTCGGCCAAACCGGGCGAGGCCCTGCGGCACCCTTGATCGGGTGAACCAGCCGCGCCGCGCGCGCCCGGCAGAACTTCAGAACCTGGGCGCTGTGGTGGCCGCCTGTGTCGATGCAGGCTGCGCGAATGCGAACCAGTCTGCCGCTCTCCGTCCAGAACTTCTCGAGCAGGAGCTCGTCCAGTTCCTTCCACACCGCCTCTTGCGCGGGGTCGCCGTAAAGCACCTCGTACCGGATGCCCCAACTTTCATCGCCAGCCCCCCAGCCGACAATTTCGATCTCGAGGCGGTCGCCCTGAACGTCCACGCCAGCCGTGGCGAAGTGAACGCCGTCCGGCAGATCGGCCGCGCCATACTGCTCGCAGTTCCCACGGAGGCCCGCGGCCTCGACTGCCTCGCCCTGTTCTTCCCAGGTCTCGCCCAGGACGGTGTTGACGAACACCTTCAGGAGTTCCGGGTTGCCCTGAGCCTCGAGGAACTCCTGCACCATATCCGCAAGACTTACCCATGGCGAATAGAGCTGCGACAGGTGAAACCCTGCCACTCCCCGGAATGGCGCTGTCGCTACCCACTCCCCTTCAGCCACCGACTCCCACCGCTCTACGTCTGACCACAGGACGCCGCAGTGTTCGCACTGATAGGACGCGGTCTCCGGCAGATGAACGCCGCCATCAGCCTTGTCCCACTTCACCTGCTCCCACCGCAACGGTGCCTTGACCTGGCAATGCGGACACGGAACGTGAAACCGGCGCATGTCACTCCGCTTGAACTCTCGCTCGATTGCGCTGGTGCCCTTGGTGGTCGGCGTCGAACCGACCATCGTCTTGCGATTCCAGAACGTCACCTGACGCTTGGACGCCAGCTTGAGCGGGTCGCCTTCGGTGCCGGCCGACACCGGATAGCGGTCGATCTCGTCGGCCAGGACCACCCGGATCGGGCGAGAAGCAAGCCCGGCCGGCGCATTGGCGCCAATTATGGCGACATAGCCGCCCGGGAACTGCTTCATGCGAAGCGTGTTGTGGCCATCCCGAGATCGGGGATCGGTGAATAGATCCGACAGCACCGCCGTGTCGCGGATCATCGGCGCTAGTCGCTCCTTCGACCACGCCTCCGCCATTTCCACGGTCGGCTGAACCACCAGAACTGACGCCGGATCCTGATGGCTATAGAACCCCAAAATGTTGCCGAGCATCGCAGTCCATCCGACTTGCGACCCCTTCATGAACACGACCTCGGTAACATCCGGATCGCTCACGGCATCCATGATCTGCCGTTGAAACTCTGCCCTGTCGGTGTGCCATTTGCCGGGCTCCGCGCTGTCTTCCGATGACAGCATCCGGTAGCGGTCGGCCCACTCCGATATGGTCAGGCGCGGCGTCGGCTTCAGCGCGGCTAGGAATCGTCGCTCTAGCTGCGCAACCGCCTCATGCACCAGTCCCGTCCATTTCAGTCAAAGCCAGCAGGGCGTCGTCGATTGCGGTTCTCACAATGCCCTCGACCTGCGCGGCCGTTTTCTTTCCTGTGATCAGCGGCGCGACTTTGGCCGGCACCGCCAGAATGTTTGTCCGGACGGTCGATGCAACGCGCTGCATCATTTCCTCAACATCGGCGGCCGGGAGGCGCTCGCCGCGGCGGACTTCTAAGTCCAACTCCGCGATCTGCGCATCCGCCATCCGCTTGCGTGAAAGTGCCGTGTCTTCCGTGATCGATGCGCTGCGTTCAGCCCGGTCCCGAAGATATGCGATGTATCCGCGAACCGACTTCACCAGATCGTATCGGCCGCGCTCAACCTTGAAGAGGATGCCTTCGGCCGTGAGTTGCTGAACCCGCCTGGGCGTCAGTTCAAGCAGGCTGCAGAGTGTCTCGACCGGCCATGAGCCGGGCTTCGATTCTGCGCTCATTCAGCTGCCTGCAGCGCGCCCCTCTTGCTTGCGCACCACAACTCGTAGGACTCGAAGCCGTCTTTGCGGAAGTCATAGCGAGACTCGGCAACTTCGGCGAATGGCTGCCCGGAAGATTCGAGCACCGCCTTCTGCCCGGTGAAGTCCTGCCAGCGCTTGATGGCGACATCGACATATTGCGGCGACAGTTCCATTGCGTAGACCGCGCGGCCTGGCCCAGTGAAGTCCTGCCAGCGCTTGATGGCGACATCGACATATTGCGGCGACAGTTCCATTGCGTAGACCGCGCGGCCTGCCATTTCCCCGGCGATGATTGTGGTACCGGAACCGGAAAATGGTTCAAATACAATATTGGTATTCACAGCAACAATAGACATTCCCTTTTGCGGCAAGGCAACGGGGAAGCACGCCTTGTGGTTTTCGGATTGCGCGCCAGTATTACTTATTTGCCAGAAATTGCTTGTTACTTCTTTGACAGATACAGGCTGCTTGTTTGTAGAGAATATATAGATCGGCTCCCAATCCCTCATCAAAGAGCCTTTGAATGGAATAGTTGAATTTTTCTTCCAGCAGACTTGTTCGACAAGGAACGGCAGTCGATTGATTATCTGCTCAATATATTCATGCCGTGACTTAGCGTTGTAGCTAACATTCCAAAATATGAAACCATCAGTTACCGCAAAGCATATCTCAAGAACATCTCGCGCGAACTGGACGTAATCGCTAGAGGGCAAGTTGTCTTGATATTCTTTTGAGTAGAGTTTGACGGACTTTTTGCCGTTGAAAATATCTCCCTGACCCGCTTTTGCATTGGCGTTGTATGGCGGAGAAGTAAACGTCATGTCGGCCTTTGAGCCAGCCATGAGCGCCTCCACATCCGTGGCGCTGGTTGAGTCACCGCACCGCAGCCGGTGCTTGCC